ACACAAAGCTGGTGCATCAAATGTTTGAAATAACAATCTTGTTGATAGTCCTTGCCACCTTGTTTATACTGGTGGTTGGGAATCTTAAACTTGAGTCCAAAATGGGGAACAGCCTTACATCAACTTGCTTCTCCCAGAACACTGGGCCAGGGATAATTGAGAGATACTGGGGGTTTGAGATGGCCAAAATGCCAGGCTTTGACTTGCATTGCCGCTTTAATGAAGAAGGTGACTCCAGATACATGACACATGAGAATGCCATGAAACAGATTAAGATTGTCACAACAGCTCCAGACACCATGAAGTTCTCCTGCAGAGATGAGACAGAGTCTTTAGGGCTATCCATAACAAATGATGGGACAAAAAATATGATGGGGCCTGCCATTATTTACTGTGATACCAAAGAATTTATTAGGAATATAACTACAGGTGAGCAGCCTCCAAGAGTTGATTATGAGAAGCTAAAGAAGAACGCAGAAGAGAAAGATGCTACTATTCAGAGAAAGACCAAAGAGATGGAGGAGGTGAGAGCCGTTCTAGATTCCAGGATCCAAATAGCACACCATGAGATCCAGCAGAAGGAGAATGAAATCCAAAAGCTAAGAAATGACCTTAGAGATGCTATTAAGAAGGGCCAAGAGCATGAGTCAATGAAACTCAGAGTTGAGGAGTCTGATGCTAGGGTGAGGGGTCTGAAGGAAGAGCTGAAGCAATTGACTTACAAAATCTTTGACCACCAAGCGACAAAAGATGAGCTTCAACGTGCTAAATCAGAGATGCAATCCCTGAGAAAGAAGATTAAGGACTTTGAGTCTGTTCCCCAGGCAAAAAAACCAAGCAACAGCTCTGTTGCACTTGTAACCACAGCAGTGTTGTCACTATTAGGATCCTCAATGGCTGCTTCTCCTGAAGCAGGTATGAATGCAGCTATACACATAAATAATAGACCAGGCCTTGGGAAGTTTGCCCTGCTAACAACAGGAACTGAGGATGAGCATTGTAAAAAGATCGATTATGGCGTCACCTGCAGTAGATTTGACCATTTGAAGTCTCTGGATAGGTACCCTTTCTTCAATTCACACTATCATCACAGAGCACTATTAGAAGCACACTATGATAACATTGTGAAGGTGAGTTCTACTACCTCCTGTAATGAGACAAAATTCAAAGATGCTGAGTGCTCCAAAGAAATCAGGAAATTGGCTTACAAGTGCCCAAGAGGAGTTTCAGGGATAATATATGCTGACTCTAAAGGGGAAATTGGAGGCATCTACTGTAAGGAAAATGAGGAATTAATGGAGAACTGCATCCAATGCAGGAAAGTGCAGAGGAAGAAGCCCCAGAAAGGTCTTCTGATGCAGCTGCAAGATATGGTGTGCCAGCCAGACTCAATTGATTACACTGGCCCCAAACAAATTCTAAAAGGTTACTGCAAGATAGGAATGGTTAATTACAGGCATTGTGAGCATTTCGCCAGCATGGAGGAGGTTGTTCCTTTCGCGATATTCAAGAACAAAGGGAAGCTATACATGGATAGTATGAGAATTAGGAATAAGGATGTCCTAGAGAAAGAGAACTTCATTTGTTATGGAGCAAAGGAGAATGCAGATGCTGATTCTTCAAATCATGGGGGCAAAGTTTCAGTGAAGGTCACAGAGTGTAAGAATGTTGATCCATCACAAAGCAAGATCTGCTCTGGTGATAGCACTTTCTGTTCCAAGTTTGCATGTGACAATGAGTTGCCTGAGGTCCATTGTGAAGTGGCTCCGGGAGCTGGCCCAATCGAGGTCTATTACGGAGGAGTCTGGATACAGCCCATGTGCTTAGGGTATGAGAGGGCTGTGGTGTTGAGAGAAATGCCACCTCCAGTCGAAACCTCAGAAGACACTTGTGACAGCTGCTACTCTGAGTGCTTAGACAGTCATATACTTGTCAGGTCTACCGGGTTCATGATATCTGGTGCAGTGGCATGCTCTCACGGAGCATGCACTTCGCTAACTATAATGCCTTCAACTGAGATAATGATCCCTTATCCTGGTATGGCGTCATCAATTGGTGGTGACATTGGGATACACTTGTCTCATGATGAGGTTCAAGTCAGTTCACATTATAGAGTTCACTGTGAGCCTAAAGATCCATGTGTTGCTCACTCTTGTGTCATTTGTGCTGAGGGAGTCATCAACTACCAGTGCCACACAGCCCTAAGCGCATTCGTTGTTGTAACATTGGTAGTGCTAGTTGTCTTGATGTCTCTAATTGTGTTGAAGAGGTGTTTAGTGTTGTTCAGGGTGGCACCTGCCGTCTTGCTGATTCCCTTTTCATGGATAATCAAGCTGGCATGCTGGACATCTAGGAAGTTGAAATTAAGTACTGAAAGAAGAATAGCCAGAATAAATGAAGAAATTGGATGGAGGCCAGAGGAAGCCAGGGCTACACATAGGATGAGAGACAGAGACAGAAGGCCTATACCTAGGTCAGCAGTTTACCTGGCAATCCTGTTCCTTATCAGTGTGACAAGCGCATGTTCGGATCACACCATTGCGAGCTCAAAGATAGTCAAATGTGTTGCTAAGGGTTCTAAAAGTGTTTGCACTATCTCAGGACTGGTCAATGTAAAGGCAGGTCCTATTGGCTCTGAGACTTGTGTTACTTTAAAAGGACCTGACTCAGCTGACAAGAAATTCCTGACCATCAAGACCATTGCCAGTGAGTTGATCTGCTCAGAAGGTCAGTCTTACTGGACAAGTCAGTATGGAGTTGAATGTTTAAGCTCAAGAAGATGCCATGGGGTCGCCGAATGCAAAGGTGATGCTTGCCAGAGGTGGAACAACACTCTTGTCTCAAGAGAATTTCAGGGGATAACCAACAATTCAGTCATTTCTGAAAACAGATGCATCGAACAATGCGGAGGGGTTGGCTGTGCTTGCTTCAGTGTTTATGCCTCATGTCTATTTGTCCATGCTAGACTAAGAGCAACAAAGAGAGAAGCAATAAAAGTCTTCAATTGCATTGACTGGAGCCATAGACTGGTCCTTGAAATCACCGACTTCAATGGGAAAAAGGAAAAAGTCTCAATGACGGGCATGACAACACAATTCTTCAGCTGGGGTTCCATGACTCTAGCCCTAGATTTTGAGGGTATAACCGGAACAAACTCATACAGCTTTCTCAGGTCTTCTTCAGGAGCCTTCTCCCTGGTTGATGAGGCCATGTCTATGGAACCTAGAAGAGGCTTCCTAGGGGAAATTAGATGTTCTTCAGAAGCAGCCGCTCTCACAGCTCACAAAAGCTGTATTGTAGCACCTGACATTATCCGGTACAAACCAATGACTGACATTGTGGATTGTTCCACTTCTCTCATTGATCCATTTGCAGTGTTCTTGCGAGGGGCTTTACCACAGACCAGGAATGGGAAGACATTTAGTAGCTCTATAGACAAAAAGACTATACAGGCATTCACCTCTGGCATTGTGCATGCCTCTATGTCTCTGAGCTTTGACAACTTTGAAGTTGAGTTCGAAGAGGAGAGGGTTTCTTGCCTGGCCAGCTTTGTCAACATCACAGGCTGCTATTCTTGTAATGAGGGTGCCAGAGTGTGTATACAGGCAGCAGCAGACAAAAACACAACACTCCACGTACATACTTTGGACAACTCACTAACTATAGTGATGGATGTTTTTAGTCCTAAGTCCACTGACTGTAGAGTTGTCCACCTTTCTACACCTCAAGTCAAAATGGATGTGGTTTATAGTTGCGATGGTTACTACAAGGCCATGTCTATTGTTGGAACCTTGGTAGCAATGAACCCTTTTGATGATAGAAGACATGAAGAGACAAATTCTGTTGTTGTCAACCCTAAAACTGGCAGATGGGACTTCTCCAATTGGGCATCTGGCTTGGTAGACTGGCTTGGGGGGCCACTAAGGACAGCAGGCGTAATACTTGGCTATATAATACTGGCAATTGTATTCTTAGTTGTGCTGGTGCTGTGTGTGCCAAAATTGGTGGGGTTGATTAGAACTGCCCTGCTCAAGAAAAAGCTGTAAGTAAACTTGCATCCAAAGAGATGGAACATTTATCTTGCAACAGAAAACCAAAATAAAAACAGAAAACCAAAAAACAAAATAAGATAATAAAATATCAAAAAAACAAAAAAACAAAAGACAACAAGATGGTGGGAGGTGAGGGGTAATTGGTGGTGTGCTCAGATTTCTCAAATTAGGATTGGTGGTGGGTTTAGGGTGGGTGAGCAGCGGGATAGTCTGAGTGGCATTGCCAACCGCAGTGCCCAACAGTTTTGATTACAACATGAGAGTGAGGACTGTCTTTCAGCTGCATAATTGATCGAAAATGTTGTTGGTGGTTTAGTTTATCATTAGGGAATCATGCACCAGTCTTTGTGT